GACAAACTTAAAACTGAATATTATCGTGGTGAACTCACGATGGAAGAGTTAAATGAGTATGGTTGGGAACCACAACCTCTCAAAATCCTAAAACAAGACATACCTTTATACATTGACTCTGATCAAGAGATGATTGATACATCGCTTAAGATCGGTATGCAAGAAGAAAAGGTTGACTACCTTGAAAATATTATTAAAATGATTAGTAATCGTGGATTCCAGATCAAGTCAATCATTGACTGGGAACGATTTAGAACAGGAGCGATGTAATGAAGAAACTTGAATATAGTTGGATTGATGTTGAGAATATGTGCATCGACATTGTGAGTCAAATGTATAAAGACAAATGGACACCTGATTACATTGTAGGTATCACACGAGGCGGTAATGTTCCTGCAACGATTATAAGCAATATGTTAGGCATTCGATGTGAAGCGTTGAAAGTCAGTTTACGTGACGATGATTCAGAATGCGAACACAATTGGTGGATGGCAGAAGATGCGTTTGGTATCATTCCTGAAGATGAGATACCGGTGTTCAAAAGTCGATGGGATGTTGATCGTAGAAAGAATATACTTATCGTTGATGATATAAATGACACAGGTTCGACAATCAAATGGATTAAAGATGATTGGAAACAAGCGTGTTTTCCTGACGAAGATTGGGACAAAATTTTTGGAGGCAATGTTAAGTTTGCGACATTGACTGATAACTTATCATCATGCCAAACAGTTGAATATTCATCTGATGAAGTCAACAAAGCAGAAGAAGATGTTTGGTTAGTGTACCCATGGGAGAGTGTAGGCAAACTGTCTGTTAAATAATTATGGTCGATCAAGTTGCGATAGAAAAACTAAATGAATTGAATGTACGTGTCGAAGCAGATGCGGGCATCAAAATGGAATTATCAGAGTATTTTACATTTGAGGTTCCGGGTGCTAAGTTCATGCCGTCTGTACGTAACAAGTATTGGGATGGCAAGATTCGTTTATTTAACGCAATGACAGGAACTGTTTATGCAGGACTTGTCCCATACATTCACAAATTCTGTAAACCTCGTAATTATGAAGTCACATACATCAATGATGTGCATGATTTACAAGAGGTGAATGATGATGCAGGTTATCAATTAGCGAAAGAATACAACGCTGCTTTTACACCTCGTGATTATCAAAACAATGCAGTTGTTCATGCTTTACGTCACAATCGTGGATTGTTATTAAGTCCTACAGCATCAGGTAAATCATTCATCATATATCTGTTGACTCGATACCACATACAAGAAGGCAGACGTGTTTTAATTATCGTACCCACAACATCACTCGTAAGTCAAATGGCGTCTGATTTCGTTGAATATAATAACGGAGAACAACTTGATATTCATCAGATACGAGGCGGTGTCGATAAGAATGTCGATGCTGAGATAACTGTAACAACATGGCAATCAATATACAAACTCAAAAAGGATTGGTTCGAAAAGTTTGATGTTGTTGTAGGTGACGAGGCACACTTATTCAAAGCGAAATCATTAACGAAAATCATGGAGAAAACTCCGCACATTAAATATCGTTATGGGTTCACAGGTACGCTTGATGGCACAGAAACGAACAAACTTGTGCTTGAAGGATTGTTCGGTGCAGTATATGAAGTTACGAAAACTGCGAAACTAATCGAAGAAAAGACGCTTGCTGATTTCAACATCAAAGCAATCACTCTTGGATATCCCGAACATATCAAGAAACAAAACAAAGGCACTGATTATCAAGAAGAAATAGATTGGATTGTACGTAACGAAGCGAGAAACAAATTCATAAGGAATCTGGCGCACTCGTTAAAAGGTAATACATTGATATTGTTTCAGTTTGTGGAAAAGCACGGCAAAGTGTTGCACCCCATGCTTGAATCTGATTCCCATCAAGTACACTTTGTTCATGGAGGTATCTCAGCAGATGATCGTGAAGAGATACGACACATAACAGAGCAAACTGATAACAATATCATCCTTGCTTCATATGGCACATTTTCAACAGGCATAAATATTAAGAAGTTAGATAATATTGTTTTTGCTTCACCTTCGAAATCGAAGATTCGCAACTTGCAGTCGATTGGTCGTGTTCTACGAAAAGGTAATGGTAAAGAGAAAGCAACACTATACGATATTGTCGATGACTTACAATACAAATCATATCAAAATTTTGCTGTTAAACATTTTCTGGAAAGAGTGAATATCTATACTGATGAAGGATTTGAGTTCAAGATCTACAACATTGACATCGGAGAATAACTTGTTACAAACAAACAGTCATGTAAATTTTAAAATGCGAACTGGTGAAGATGTAGTCGGAATCTTAATTGATAAACACGACACTTCTATCGAAGTTGCAAACCCTATCATCGTGGTCATTCGACCGAACGAAGGTCTATTCGTAAAATCATGGAATCTACTTGCCGAAGACGAAGTGATCGAAGTTCAATTAAAAGACATGTATTGGTGTTCGAAAGCAAACAAACAGGCAGTCGAGTATTATCAAAAATTCTTAGATGAAGCGCAGGAGTTGCTAGAAGATGAGGACGTTGATGATGAGATGTACGAAGATCTGTTGATGAGTCAGGTGGCGACTAAACATTAAATAGTATTAGTGTTTGTTGCTTCGATAAAGCTATTATACATCAAATTAGGTACTTTGTCAACCGCAAATGACAATTAATTCAAAATAAAATAATAGTTGACAAACGCTTCGTTTTCGTGTATCATGTACACATACAACCAATATTATTAGGAGTTAATTTTAGATGGATCCCAAACCAAGGAAAAGAAATTATGTTAATAATCCTGAGTTTCTGGCTGCCTTAATAAAATACAAGCAAGAGTGCATGGAAGCAGAAGAATGCGGTGACGATCATCCCATTATTCCTGAGTACATAGGACAATGCATTTATCAAATTTCAAATCGTTTAGCATCGAAACCGAACTTCTCTGGTTATTCGTATAAAGATGAGATGATCAGTGACGGGTTAGAAAATGCCATTCAAGCGTTAGGTAACTTCGATCCTGAAAAGTCGAGCAATCCTTTCGCATATTTCACGCAGATCATTTGGTATGCGTTTCTTAGACGTATCGATAAAGAAAAGAAACAATTGTATATCAAACATAAAGTGATCGAGAATTCTGTTGTTATGGGCACCGCCGTTGATCGTGATGATGGCGATGCATCAGGTGAACCTAGTTATATTGATTTACAAAATGATTACATGAATGACTTTGTTAAAAACTACGAGACAAAATTGGCGGAAAAGAAAGCGAAAGAAACTGCCAAGAAAGTCGGATTAGAGAAATTTATTGATGACGAAGAAACAACTGATAAAGAATCTTAGTGTTGGAACATTCATGTTTTTCATGATCAAAGGTTTATTATGGTTATCAATCATTCCAATGTATCTATATTTTAAAGGATAATTAAATGAAGATCGCTATTGTTACTGACACACACTGGGGTGTTAGAAATGACAATCAAGTATTTGCTGATTATATTAGTAAGTTTTACAAAGAGATATTTTTCCCGACAATCAAAGAGAAAGGTGTCGATGCAATATTTCATTTAGGTGATGTTGTCGATAGACGTAAGTATATTAACTTCTTGACAGCAAGACGACTTGAAGAAGATTTTATCAAACCTATTTCTGAGATGGGTATTCCGTTACATGCAATCGCAGGTAATCATGATACGTTCTACAAGAACACAAACGAGATCAACAGTTTAAAACAATTGTATGGTAACTCATCGTTTGATAATATTCATCTGTATTGGAAAAAACCTGTCGAGTTAGACATGGATGGTTGTAAGATCATGCTTGCACCTTGGTTATGTGCCGACAACTGGAAAGAATCATTAGATATGTTTAAAAGCACATCAGCACAAGTATTGATGGGGCATTTTGAGATTGCAGGTTTTGAGATGGACAAAGGACACATATGTGCTGACGGCATGGACAAAGATGTGTTCTCGATGTTTGATTCTGTTTATTCAGGACACTTTCATCAACCATCAACACATGGCAATATTAGT